TTAATAAGACTTAGCTTTGGGGTTGTCAGGTACTCTTGTTTCAAAGTGTTGCAGTAACGCCTCACATTTTTGTCCCTGATATTTACTTACCCTGATCATCTTCTGGCTTGGTATCTGCACCCAAAAGCGCATATTCGCTCGCTCCAACGTAAATTATTTGTACGCTCGATATTCGCTTAAACCCGCAGCTGCTGCACCGCGCAGATCGCTCAACCACGTTCAGCTCAAAATCTTCCCCCAGCACATCAATAAGCTCCTGCACGGCGATAATTCCGACGTGTCCGCACCTACAATTCAAAACGATGTGGTTATTTCGTATTGACCAAAGCAGCGTCATGTTCTACTTTTGTTCTCAACGCCTAAACTTTGCAAGACGAAAGTATCTCGGTTTCTACCTGCCCTCAGATACTGTTTTTACAGCCCCACAGATATGCTATGCGGGGGCTTTTTTTATTCCATCACGGCATTAGGCCAATTCATCGATCTTCTAAACTTGCCAATAATGTCATCAGTCGTTCTTGAACGCCCATATCTTGTACCCTTTCGATGAAACATCCATTGTCAGACATCCAAGATAATTTTTCTTTGGTCCAAATCTCAAGTTTTGGTTCAAAAGACTTAACTTCATCGAAACATCCAATGGGCACCATAACTATACCATCAAACATATCGAAAAAGTATTCCACTCTGGTGTTACAGCTTTTGCAAAAATAAGTTGTGACGTTGCCGCCACTACCGCCGATGTGTGTATATTCGTCAGTATCTCCTGAAACTTTAATTTCATCCTCGCCATATAGAGTTGTTACACTTATTGATCCAGTGAGCCGTCGGCAGGATTGACAGTTGCATTGTACAATTGCCATCGGTTCCAAATTGGTTTCAATAGTGATTTTTCCGCAATGACATCCTCCTGAATGTTTCATGGCAACTGCCTTTTTAAAGCATCAATGTCACAATCTTTGAATGCATTAATTGTTTTTTCAAAAACAGACATTTCTCGTTTCCTTATATTATCGCAACTAAGGGGTTGCTGCATTGTGAGACTATCCGAACATTAACTGTCATCTTTCGTAATTTGGAGCAAAAAGATGACCGATAAAGTATGGCTGACCGATGCCGAAGTTGGCACACGGTTCGGCACTACCCGCCAATGGGTCTGGACCCAAGCGCGCAACAATCCCCAATTCCCACGGCCTGTTAAGATCACGCCGCGCTGGTCGCGCTGGTGCTTGCAGGAGATTGAAGCGTTCGAGCAAGAGGCTAGGTTAGCCCGTGGTTAGTGCAGCAGTGCGAGGGCGCAGCAATCAGCGCAAGGGCGGTTATCATGAGTGTAAGCAAGGCAAGCGCCTTGGCGAGCTGACAGGCTTTACGTTCGAGCGTAACCTAGAGCAACGTCGCGAGGCCGATCATTTGGGTGATCTATTGTGCAGCGATGCACGGTGGCCATTTGTGATCGAAAACAAATATCGCTCCCAAGGTAACAGCATCCCGGCAGGAGCGTGGGAGCAAGCCTGCAGAACGGCATTTAAATCCGATAGGTGGCCGAGCGTCATCTGGCAGAATGGCCGCACAGCGCCGCGCTGTCGCGTCCCTCTGAGCGTTATAGGGTGCGCGCAGGGTGGCTATGAGCTGATACCCTTTGGCACCGCTGATCTATCGCTTGAAGATTATGCCGATCTGGCTATGCGGTTGATGGGATTAACAAAGACCCCACCGCTTAACGTGCCAACTCCGTTTATCTCTTAACACAGCATAGTTTTGATTATGAAAGCGCCCTTTGGGGCGTTTTTTTTTGCCTTTTTTCTGCGGAGCTAAGCCATTGAGATCATGAGTGCTTTGTCAAAAAGGTGACCATAAGGCGACCTAACAGCAACCACTTTGTACTTGTTTAAGACCAACAGATAACCCTCTGATTACGCTTATCATTAATTAAAACTCGTCCAAATTCATCTTCATCAAACCGCATCCAGCATGGGTGCCACCAGATGGAGACTTATGATGAATATCAGTGACACTGTCCGCGAACCGCGTCCAGCAAAAATTCAAGCCTACGTGGCTCAGCCAAGCAAAGATTGGCTAGTCCGCGAAGCAATTAAAAATGCCCGCAACATCTCAGCGCAGCTGGATTTGATCCTTAAGGAGAAAATGGCTGCGGGAGAAAACGATGCTTAGCGCCGCTGAGCGTGAAGAGATGATCGCGTCAATGGTTCGCGATGAACATCTTATCGTCTGCCTCGAAGCCATTGAGCGCAAGGCCGACATCATACGGATAGCAGCTGCCAATCCCCCCCGAAACCAAAACACAAAACGCCTAGCAGGTGAAATCATGAGCCTCGTCGAGAAGGCCAAGGAGTATATTTAAAATGTTGGATAGTAATAGTGTAAATCCCCCGACGCTTATCGAGCGCGTTGGTGATTGGCTGGACAATTGGGTGCCAGATAATCGTCATATTATTGACGAATTTACCCAACTTGCATTTGCAGCAAAAGCGGCAGGGTATCACCATCACGGTGGCCAAGCTTTGTATGAATACATGCGCTTTAGCCGCATGATCAAAGAAAAGCGCGGCGATTATAAGCTCAACAATAACAACGTTGGGATGATTACTCGCTTTGTCATGCTCGCAAACCCTGAGCTTGATGGGTTTTTTCGGGAAAAAGTGATTTGCGGCGTAGAGGCTGAAAGAGCCAAACGCATCTTCAAAATGCTTATGCGCGTTCGTGGGGAGCTGGGTTGATGACTGGCATCATCCACGATCAATCCAACGCCGATTACCATGCAAACCCGGCGTTGGGTTCCACTTACGTCAAGGATTGGGCGCTGCGTTCACCACTGCACGCTGAGCGAGGCGAAAAAACGATCAACCCTTTTATTGCCGACGAAGGCACGGCTGCGCACTTAGTGTTTGAGGGCAAGCCTGAGCTGGTCATAGAGGCTGGCGAAGCGCGGCGCGGCGCTGCTTGGGAAGAAGCTAAAAAGCACGCAGCATTAGTTGGTGGGGTCGCACTGCCCAAAAAACCGTTTGGCCATGCGATGGCTGCGGGATTGAGCGCACGAAATAATCCAGCGATGGCAGCCTGCTTGTCGCAAGATGAAGTTTGGTATGAGGCATCGATTTATACAAAGCATCCCGCAACGGGATTGGCGATCAAATGCAAGCCAGATGTTTATTTGCCAAATACTGGAACGCTGATCGATCTAAAGACGACAGCATCGGCAGAGCCATATAATTTTACGCGGTCCTGCCATAAGTTTGCGTATCATTTGCAAGCTGCATTTTATCGCATGGTCTGCCGTGAGGCGGGGCTGCGCGTAAACAGCTTTTTCAATTTTATCGCAGTCGAAAAAGTCCCGCCATACGCGGCGCAGCATTTCGTGATGGAAGATGACCTTCTTTCATTTGCGGAAGAGCGCGTGGAGCAAATCCTGCTCGAAATCGCGCATTCAAGGGAGACAGGGGAGTTCAGCACAGGCTGGCCCACCGTCTTCAAACTCAACTCCATTATCTGGAAGGATATATAAGATGGATTATAAACTGTACGATACCCGTGCGCTTTACGCGCGGACACACGAACCCCACAATTTTAGCGCGCAAGATAACCGCAGTATGCCCTGCGCTTATGATGCGCCTGATGCTAAATATGAGTGCAGCTTTGTTATTTCGGACGATGTAGCAAAACAAACTGCACGGGCAGCTGTGGACGCCTACAATGCCAAAAAAAAGCATGATTGGCTGCCGTACAAGCCGAGCAGCCTTAAACAAATTTTCAAGCGCGAAACGGACGTCAACGGCGTTGAAACTGGCAATTTCATCATCAAGACGGTCAAAAAAACCTACGGCGAAAAAGGTAATGCGCCCAAGGTTTGGATGTCCGACGGTAAAGAAGTGCCAGAGGGTTTTCGCATCACAAACGGCTCGGAATGTCATGCTTTGCTTTACTTGGCACCTTGGAACTATGCGGGCAAATCTGGCGTTCAATTTCGCCTAAAAGGCATCAAGGTAAATCTGCTTGCAGATGCCCCGGCGATGGATGACCCCTTTAAGGATGATCCCAATGCCAAGCCCGTGGTGAATGGCTCAATTGATGATGAGCTGGACAGCTTGATGGGCAATCTAGCGGCCCAAAAGCCTCCATCTGCAGGCTCCGATTTCAACGACGAAATACCGTTTTAATCAAATCTGCTGGGAGTAAATCACGATGGATATGAAATCAAGCCGTGTAAGGATGGGCTACGGGTTGCGCAAGGCGGGTGTCTCTCGCGCAACTTGGTATCGCAAAATGGCCAGCCACCCGTTGGCCCCAAACAAGAGGGTAGAGCCTGACGGCTCTTCCTCATACGACCGCAAAGAATGTGATCGCTTTATTATTGCGATCAAAAAGCGCGGGGTGTGATGGTGTCTAACGTCAGCGCATTCCCCGTCAAACATGCGGATTATTGTGAAAATCTCGGTTGGTATCTGGTTCCGATACCAGCCGGGTCAAAAGGTCCAACACACCAACGCTGGCAGCAACCAGATCGAGCGTTGTCAAATGGTGAGGCAGCTCAGCAGTTTTTTGATAAACACCCCACCCTCAACGTTGGACTGCTGCACGGCGCATCTGGCACTTGCGCAATCGATATTGATAACATCGAGTTTACCAAGCTGATTTTCAGCGAGATGGGCATTGATTTTGACGAGCTGATGCAATCTGCGCCTCAGATCGTTGGGCGTGAAAACCGGGGAAAACTGCTGTTTAACGCACCGCCCGACTTGGTGACGCATAAAATATCTTGGCCCGTTGAGGGCGATCCGCGCAGAACGGAAGTTATCTTTGAGTTGTGGGCAGGGGCCACGCAGGATGTGCTGCCCCCAAGCATTCATCCAGATACAGGCCGCCCATATCGCTGGGAAGGCCGATCAATTTGGGATGGCTTGCCAGACTTACCGCAGCAGCTGCTCACGATCTGGAAGCAATAGGATTTATTTCGCCCGCAAATGATGGGCATTTGCCCTTGGTTGAAAAAGCCAGAATTTGAGCAACCGCCAAGCAAACCGCGCGCGAAAAGCGACGGTCCAAGCGTGATTGATGCTTTTAATGACGCACATGATATTCGCAGCTTGCTGGTGCAATTTGGATATAAGCAGACAGGAAAAAATCGGTTTTTGTCGCCCAATTCCTCAACCAAGCTGGCGGGCTGCATTGTGTTTGATGATGGGCGCGCTTTTAGCCATCACGCCTCTGATCCGTTTGATGAACGGCATACATTTGATGCCTTTGATTTGTGGTGCCAATACGAGCATCAGGGTGACTTTAAACAGGCCGTAAAAGACGCTGCTAAGTTGCTCAAGCTGGATACCTGACCATCAAACATACTTGAATTTAAACCAGAGCCTGCAATTACCACACCGCTTTTTAAGCGCATTGGACTGGACGCTGTGACGCCACCAGTTTGGCTGGTTAAGTCGCACATTGAGGAAGGCACGTTCGCCATGGTCTTTAGTCCATCTGGCGCAAAGAAATCCTTTCTCGTTTATGATCTGGCTTGCTGCATCGCCACTGGCAAAGATTGGCACGGCAATAGGGTTAAGCAGGGCGCTGTGCTGATCATATGCGGCGAGGGCCATGGTGGCCTTAATCGGCGGCTCAAAGGCTGGGAAAAGTACAATCAGCAAAGCCCTAAGGAAGTACCGCTATATGGCAATGAGCGGCCCCTGACTTTAACCGATGACGCGGATATTGCCGCGCTGATCGCGTACATTGAGGAGCGCATTAGCATTGATGGCACCCCCAATTTAATCGTTGTGGATACGCTGGCGCGGTCGCTTGGCGCGGCTGATGAAAAGTCTGGCGCAGATTTTAACAAGCTGATTGTTTCGCTTACGGCGGTGATCCAGCAATACAAATGCGCGGTCCTATTGGTGCATCACACGGGCCACTCTGATGCCGCTAAACATCGCGCTAGGGGAGCCTCTGAGCTGCCTGCTGCGGTTGATCATGAGTTCCGCGTTGAGCCGTATGAAGAGGCTGGGATTATCACAGGCACGCTCTTCACCAGCACCAAAATGAAGGATGCCTCGCTGGGTGAGCCAGTCGTATTTGACATGATCACAGTTGGGCTTGGCGTTTGCGATGAGGATATGGTTGAGATCGATACGCTGGTGCCTGAGCTGCGCGGTCCTGCGCAAGATTATCGTGATAATTTGCCCGACCCTATGATCGTTGTGATCGATGAAGAATACAAGTTGCGCCAACGTAATGAGATGACGAAACGCGCGCTGATTGATGCGGTCAGGGTAGAGTTAGGATGCGCGAAACGGACAGCAGAAAGGTGGGTTAAACGGGCTATTGAAGAGGGCAGAATTAATGTCTGACCTCGACAAATCATTGGCAAAACTAGGCCAATTTTTAGAAAAATACCCAAACGCATCTGTGCGGGTCAAATTCCCAAACTCTGTTAATTATCGTCACTTTCCGTCTGATCCCGTAACGAACGACAGTTTTTGCGACACTTACGACAGTGGCCTTATTGAGAGCGATGAAATTCAAGCTGGGTGCGACACCACTACGACAGTTTTGAGCTTTTTTAAATGGTTTAAAATCAATGCGTTAGACGATCATGCGACAGTTGCGACACCAGGTTCGACACCTGTCGCAAGTGCAGATGACCATGCGACAGCGGAACCCCAGACTAGAACCCCTTTAGGGGTTCGTCTGGATGCGGGTGATTCGCCGACTGTCGATTGGGCTGATTTGGGTGAAAGAGATTTTGAGAAAGCGTTGCAGACCATCACCTCAATTGACGAGCTGAATGGCCTCGCTAATCGGCGGCGTGTTTTGAGCCAAGATTTTAAGAAATGGAACGAGGCTCAGATCGGCCTCATCCTCAATCGCAAATTTATTTTGGAGAATAAAAATGGATGAGCATCGGCTGGCATCCGCAATGCTGGATTTTGAACGCGAGCAGGCGATCCTAGGCAAACGTCCACCGCTACCCTGCGATGGGAAGGTGCAGAAATACAAACAACCAGATCGGACGCAGGATTTGCTTTACCTGATCAAAGACAATCCCGGCATAGCCACCAACCAGCTTTTTGATTTGGTGAACTTTGGCCATTCCGATTTCACCATGGCGCTGCGAACGCTCACAAAGCGCGGCCACGTTCTGGTGGGGCAGAAGGGGAAAGCTAGAATTTACTTTCCGATGGTGCAGTGATGCTGACAGAAGAAAAATTAATCAGGCTGCGCAACCACGATTGGCATAGCACCATTCGCGATGGCACACGGGCAGCGGAACAAAAAGCTAAGCAGGGCGTCGTGGTGGATAACACCCACATCGTCTGGGAGCTACTGCGAGAGGCGGCATTCGTATCCCGCGCCGCTTATGCCGCACCACCACGCTCTGGCTTTCCTGCCAAGTCTGCGCTGCCAGATGGCGTGGATGAGGTCACGGTTTGGCAGATGGTCAGCGCGTACCTCAAGGGCGAGATTGAAAACCTACCGTCCGACGAAACCAAAGCGCCGCGTCCTAGCGCAAAGCAAATCACCCGAGCTGAGGTCATGCTGGAGCTATGGCATCACATTGCTCTGGTCGAGAAGGGCGACCGCAAAAGGCTTAAACGGGCTATGTATCTCAAGGCGTCTGGTATGCGGCCAAGGGCCGTGCAGGAGCTTACTGGGTTAAACTATCAGCAGCTATGGAAGGCCCAAAAAGACGCCTGTTCAGACGTGTGGGAAAAAATAATGCAGTTATCGCAACTAGGGGGTTGATAAAACGTGAGACTATCGTGAGATTTTCCATAGAATTGGAAAAGTTACGTCCAGTTCGTACATCCTTGTACTGCTCGATAAACGACCCATGCACCCTTCGGGGTCGTTGCTTTGTGTGGCGACTGTTACTCCCAGTCGCCACACACACCTTTTTGCTATGAATAAACGCTCAACCACAGCCGATGAATATCGCAAACTGTACTACACCAAACGCTGGAAGCAGCTGCGCGGCACGATCCTGACTCGCGATGGCTACCGATGCCAGCGTTGCAAAGTAACCCTAACGAACGGACGCTCTGATCCCCGCTCAGCGGTCGTTCATCACATCCAACCGCATAAAGGCGACCTGACCTTGTTCAACGATCCCGCCAACCTCGAAAGCGTATGCTAGCGCTGTCACTCAGGCGCGATCCAATCGGAAGAGGCGTTGGGATACGATACGACCATTGGAGCGGATGGGTGGCCTAGCGACCCAAAGCATCCGAGCGTTTAGTTAGTTACGCAGCTTTACAATCATCGAATAGAAACACTGCCATGCGGCTTCCAATCGGCGTCAATTTATTAGCATCATCAAAGAAACCGCTTAACCGACCATAGTGCATTGCTTGGTCATAGTCTTTACTCCGCGTTTTCGTGAAGCAGTACGAAAGGACAGTTTCAAATTGAAGGAAGTCATGATGTGCCGACATAGCCTATCTCCTAACTACACAAACAATACGTCAGAAACTGGCGCTTGGATCACAAATGACGGGGGGTGGTCAGATCGCTAAAAGCGACGATCAAGAAACCGGCGTCCATATCAAAGCGTCTTTGCGTTTACGAAAAAAACCCACGCTTTGACTGAGCTCAAAACGCGGGTCCGTACCAACTAGCTAAAGCAAATATAAATATTACGAAGGATCGTAACAAGATTATGAAAAAACGAACAGACAAAAACAGCGCGACGTCTGCGGTGGCAGGATTTGTTGGTGCCATTAATGATCGCATTCCATTGCCTGCTGGAGTGGAGCTGCGCAGCGAGGCTGAGCTGATAATTTGGCACCAGTTCACCCGCGCCCGCGCGAGGTCAGACTGGCGTGATATGGACCTGATCTTGTTGGCGAAAATCGTGAAGATGGAAGCGGACATCCGAGCCGCTCAGATTGAGCTGGATGCTATGGGAATGATGATTGAGAATAAGCGCGGCACTCCGATACCAAATCCGCTGCTGTCAGTCATAGATACGCTTGAGCGACGTCAGCTGGCGGTTATTCGATCAATGTCGCTAAACCAAACAGCATCTGATCCGCGCACGATTAATGGATCGGCTAAGATTGAGGGTGAGGCTAGAGCGGCTTTGAGGGATGTTGGAGTTGAGGGGCTGATCGCTCAGCCCGCTCACTGACTTAAGATGTGGGTGTCTCTACACACTCACCAGCTTGTTCGTCCCAAGACCAACCAGCTTCACAGGACATAGCCTGCAGATTAGCTTTATTCTTAGAAGCGCAGCCTCCTTCACCCCAAGCGAATGAGCTGGTGGCTGTCATGATCAAAACGAATAAGCTTGCTGTTACTGTTTTCATGCCAATTCTCCTTCTGCCTAATAAGGGTAGAAATAAAAACGTGAAGTCAAGAATTTTATGAAAAGGTTTGTTCTAGGTGACAAGCGGCGAAAAGATATGCGCATTCATTGAGCATTACTGCCTTATCCTAGAAGGCGCTCAGATGGTCAGCCAATCAAGCTGATCAAATTTCAGCGCAAGTTTATTCTGGATGTGTTTGATAACCCGCATGGCACCAGTCGCGCTTATCTGTCAGTGGCGAGAAAGAATGGCAAGTCTGCACTGATCGCAGCCATACTGCTCGCGCATTTGGTTGGGCCAGAAGCAAGGCAAAACAGCCAGATCATTAGCGGTGCTAGATCACGAGATCAGGCCAGCTTGGTTTTTAAACTTGCTGAAAAAATGGTCAGACTGTCGCCTGATCTGTCAAAGATTGTGCGTATCGTACCATCGCGAAAAATGCTGGTGGGTTTGATTTGTAATGTTGAATTTAAAGCCATAAGCGCAGAGAGTGGGACCGCGCACGGGCTTTCTCCTGTCTTAGCCATCTTAGATGAGCTAGGGCAAGTACGCGGTCCCCACGATGCCTTTGTTGAAGCAATTGAAACTGCACAGGGCGCACATGCTAACCCGTTACTTATCGCGATTTCTACGCAAGCTGCCACGGATGCTGACCTCTTTAGCATTTGGTTGGATGACGCGGCGGCTGCAAAAGATCGGCGCATTGTTTCGCACGTTTATTCGGCTCCGAAGGATTGCGAACTTTCTGACCAAAAAGCGTGGAAAATAGCGAACCCTGCACTGGGTAAGTTTCGCTCAAAACAAGATATGAAGGATTTTGCCGAGCAAGCTGAAAGGCTCCCGGCAAAAGCAAACTCCTTTCGCTGGCTATTCCTCAATCAGCGGATCGAGGCTCAGTCTCCGTTTCTGTCACGGGCAGAATGGGAGGCGTGTTGTTCTCCTGCACTTGTCGAGGCTGGTGATGTTTGTTTCGCTGGCCTCGATCTTTCGGCAAGTCGAGATTTGACGGCGCTGGTTTTGGTATTTCCAAAAGATGACCAGCTGCACGTTGTTCCGCATTTCTGGCTGCCAGAGGACGGGTTGAGGGACAAGGCACAGAGCGAAAAGGTGCCGTGGGATATATGGGCCGATCAAGGTCATCTAACCAAAATACCGGGGCCAGTTATCCAGCCAGAGGTGATCGCAAGAACGGTGGCAGAGATAGCTGAGGAATATCAGCTGCAGCTGTTGGCTTATGACAGGTGGCGCATAAATGACTTTAGGCGCGAGCTAGAAAAGATTGGCAGCGAAATTCCAATGCAACCGTTTGGCCAAGGCTTCCGAGATATGTCGCCAGCGGTCGATAAGGTCGAGCAGCATGTGGCAGAGCGCAAGCTGCGCCACGGCGGCAACCCGATCCTTAACATGTGCGCAGCTGGAGCGGTTGTGCAAAGCGATCCTGCGGGCAACCGCAAACTGCACAAGTCTAATCGTATTCTAAAATTGACGGCCTCGTAGCATTGGCAATGGCGCTTGGTGTTATGTCTGCCGACGACATCGTTAGTGCAACCAGTCCATGGGATGATCCCGAATTTAAATTGGCCGTGTAGTGCCTTTGGTTTTCAACCACGGCTTTTCACAAATGTAGGGCGAAGTTCGGATAAAGCGAAAATTATCCGCAGTCTCTACTGCCGGGACATGATGTAAGCAACCGGACCTAAGACAGCTAAAATTATAATTTGCACCCAAAATCAAGTATTTGATGGCTTTCTAAATCTACCACTCCCAAATCCCCTCGTTTTGTAGATGTAAAGCATAAAAACCAGTGCGATGACAAAAATGATGTCGACGAGGTTATCTGTAATCACAGAGAACAT